GGATAGCCGCGGCGGCATTTCCTACGATGGGCACGGCCCTCAAGAAGCTTGAAGCCGCTATCGGCGGAAAGCAATCCAAGGAGACGATCGCTTCATTTGCTGAATTCGCACACGCCCTCGACACCTTCAGTAAGATCTCGTGGGGTAAAGTGGTACTTGGCATCATCACGATGAAGATCTTTGGAGGCGCATTCTCGACGATCGCCGCTCAGTCGAAGGTCATGAAGACCGGTGCTAAGACGTTCTCCGAAGTGGCCGCTACTCTCGGCGGCGCTATCGGCGACTTCTTTCGCGCCATTCCTTTCGGTCAGGTCGCTAAGGGCCTCCTCTTACTTGCAGGTCTGGCCATCGACTTAGGCTTACTTGCCGGTGCGTTCATTCTATTCTCTAAGGTGTCTTGGGAAGACGTGATGTATGGAATAGGAGCGATCGTCGCATTCAGCCTCGTAGCCGTTGGCCTCGCGGCAGCAGCTGAGCTCATTGTTCCAGGTCTACTCGTACTCGCTGGACTCGGAGCGGCTCTACTCGTATTTGGCGCATCGCTGATGGTCGTCGGCAAGGGATTGCAATTCTTGGCCGACGGCATCGCGTCTATCGGCGACACGATTCCGAATCTGGCGGATAGCTTCACTCAGATGGCCGATATATCCGGCGGACTGATCAAGACGGCCGGCGCGCTGGCCATCCTTTCGGCGGCAATCGTAGCCTTCTCAGCCGCGACTGCGGCAGGCGGATTGGTCGGTGCCGTCGGAGGCGCCGTATCTGGCGTACTCAATTTCCTGTCCGGCACTAAGAGCACCAATCCGATCGATCAGATCGCTCGCCTGGCTTCGATGGGAGACGCTCTAAACGTCACGGCTACGGCGCTGGAACGAATCAATGCGGCCGTCGCTGGCATGCCTTCGTCGTCTGGAATTGAATTGGCTACTGGTTCGGCAAAGGGTGCTGACCTTGCCTCTCAGCGCGCGATGGCCTCGAGCGGAGTGGCGGCCGGCGGAATCAAAGCTACGGTGAAGTCCATCTCGAATAAAGTGTCTTCTGTGGTCGTCAACAACAACTGGATGCCAGATCGCTCGACGGCATTAGTCCTTGCTCCGGCTATGTAAGCAACAAAAAAGCCTCGGACTTTCGTCCGAGGCTTGATTCCCAAGGCTGTAAACTTACGAGTTGGCCAATTTTGCAAAGTACGACATACCCTTGCCTCCGTCTTCGTCTTCTTCTGCAGAAGTTCCAGACAGGCCGTCGACGACCTCTTCTTCCGTAGCCGCCGTCGGACCGGGCTCAGGAGCCGGAGCGGAACGACGAGGTGCCGGAGTGGGTTGCTCTTCGACGTCTTCAGCTGTAGCCGGACCGTCGATCGCCGCGTCACCCAAGACATCTACCAGCTTCTTCTTGAGCTCGTTATAGGTCTTATAGTTTTTAGGATCGATGATGTCCTTGAGGGGCTGGAGCTGCTTGTACAGCGCTTCCAGCTGCTTATCGTCTCCGTTGTACAGTTGAGTCGGAGCTTCGAACTCAGACTTATCGTAGTTACGATAGCCCTCGACCTGACGGATCTTCAGCTTGAAGTTTGCTCCGCCCCAGAAGTCAAAGGGATTCACGGCCTGATCTCCGGGAAACTGAGGATGCATCAAGTCGTCGATCTTGTCCCAGATCTTCTTGCCGAACTTGAACAGGAACGTCTTGCCCTCGTTGGCCGGATTGCCCGGATCCGAGACGACCAAGATGTTTGCGACGTAGTGAAGGCGACGCTTCTGAGAACGAGCTTGCTTGCGCTCGGGAGAGTTGTCGTCCGATGAAGCATTCCACAGCTTCGAGTTGAGTTCCGACACCGGATCGGTAGCGCCGATCGAGGTCAGAGAGTTTTCGATGTACCAGCGACCGGTCGGTCCCTTGAAGCCGTGATCCCAGAAGCGGACCCATGCGACGTCTTCACCCTCGCCGGCCGGAAGGAAGCGAATGACCGCGTAGCCGTTGCCGGCCTTGTCGACGGTCGGCGACCAGTAGCGATCGTCGGCTTCGTACTTGTTCGTGTTGAGTTTATCCGCGGCAGCCAAGAGCTTACTCATGGAAGCCGTGCGATTTGCTTTTAGATTTGCAAAACTCATATTTTTAATATGTTGTGTGTGTTATATTGCGTTGTATGTTAGTATTGCCGAACACTCATTCGGCACCAACATTATCTATACTAAACTATTTTAGACCGAAGTAAAGGTCCGAATTACGATTCCCTTCATCGTGGGCTGATGAAGGCTCTGCTCGAGGATGCGCCCATATGCCTTCACTCGAGTAGAGTGTTCTTCCCACATGCTCAGTGGATCCTTGACCTTGGGCATCTCCCGCTCGATGAACTTTGTGAGGCACTGAATGATGGCCGTCGAGTGGATCGACGTCTTGCCCGAGGCGTACGACTGAAGCAGACGAGGGGGCTTGCCCTCCTGAGTCGTGTCGAGGAGCAGGCCGTCGAAGGTCTCACCGGACTCGGCGAGCGCCTTCATCTCCTGCTCGAATCGATAGTTCATGGACTCGTGCCAAGCACGAAGTTCCACGAGCGGCTCCTCGTTCATGTCGCCGATCCACTTGTTTCCGGCCATCACATTCGACGCGCAGTACCACACGCACTCGTTGAAGTCTGAGTGCTTGCGAGCCAGCTTCTCGAAGTGATATCGATCCTTGCGGACGTCGAATGCCTTCTGAGTCAGGCTCGGCATCTTGAAGCGGTACTTCACGGCGTCAAGCTTTCCATCGAAGTGGAGCTTGATTGAAGTGGCCAGATGCCAAGCCTGAAGGGGCGTTATTTTCTCAGTGACGGTCACGATTTTCTTGCTTGCGAATCTTCGTATTCAGTTTCTTGCGACCGTTCTTCGAGAGCTCTTTGGGAGGAGCTACGTAGGGAATTCCAGATCCGTCTTCGTTTGCCAAGTTCTTACGAACCTTGAGGAACCTAGACACGATCGGTCGAGGATTGCGATTCACGCGGATGTTGTACTTTCGAGTCAACTCGAGCATCGTCGCCTTGTCCTTCTCGGTCGGCTGAACACCCGTGTTGACGTATTTTTCCACATATGACTGAATCAGAGCCCGATCGGCCGGATCCATGTCTTGTGCCTCTGCGATTTTACCATTACTGATTTGTTGCATGTTAAAGGATGACTGCGGTTGACGAACGTTTTTTGCCCCTGACCGTGTTGAGTTTGATGCACTCCCTCTCGATCTTATCCTTCAGCGGAGAAGCCGAGATGATCTTGGCCATGTCGATCGGATCGATGCCGTGTTCGTCACAGATATGGACGACCGCTTCGGCATATCTCATCTTCTCGCGTTGCACGAGGAGTTCGACTTTTTCGGCCAATGATTGCTTGTTTAGTACTGGAAGTATCGCGACGGTCATGATATGATTTATTTGGTTGTTGACTGAACGGAGTCCACACGAAAGGAACGCCAAGCGCCCTTATCGAGATCATAGACCACGACGACGTCTTTGTTTTCTTTACGCTCGGAGGTCGATTCCATCACCGGAACGTGTCCCTCCATCAGCGTGCAGTTCATGACGCGTTTGGATCCATCTACCTTGGTGAAGGTGACGGTCGTCGTTGGATTGGTTAAGAGGCGCTTGATCAGAGCCTTACGTTTCTTACTCACTTGCTTGGGTGTCATAATTATCTTCCGTGATGGGTTTACGATGTTTAGGCCGACGCTTGTAGTCCTTTGCCGTCTCATGAGCGTGGCCGGGAGGTGGGACGGGTTTACGAATAAAGTCAGCTGCCTCCTGTGCCGGAGACTTCTTCTTGATACGCTTCTTATTCATGTGCATAATAATACTCCAGTCGCTGTCAGTTGTACACTAGAAAGAAGGAGAGAATTACGAAGCCTTGACTATCACCTGATGTGAGCAGATCTCCCTGATAGTCTAGGTGAAGGATGTTACCTTCAATCGATTGTTTGTTGTTCTGCTGCGAGCTGAAGAAGACAGAAGTATCTATACGGGATCCTGCTCATCCCGTGTAAAATAGTGAAAGAAAGAAACCCTGAGGGCTTACTTACGATTGAAGACGTACTCGAAGACGAGGGCAGACTCGGGAGACTGCGACTTGATCTTGAAGACCTTGAGCAGCTGCTTATCGAGGGCCTGAATCTCTCGCCTGGCCTCCTTGAGGATTAGAATCTGATTCTCGTCGAGGGGGAGCGCCATAAAATTAAAAGCGGGTGAATTGCTCGGCCGATTAGAGCCTACTCTGGAATCTGAGATCCACTTCGCCCGCTGAAGTTATTTATGCACGGAAGAGTTTACAGGAACAGGTCCGTCATGCGTTCCTTGAAGTCCCTGACGGACGTGAAGGTACCGTTGGGAACCGTGTCGAACTTGCGAGAGTCGTGTCCGGTCGCCCAGACGCAGATTCGAGTTGAAGACCAGACCTGCAGGACCGCGTCCAGAGTTCCGGCCACGCCGAACGCGACGGTCCTGACCTTGCCGCCCTTTGGCACCGTGTCGAGCTTCGTGACCACGCCATAAGG